TTAGTTGACCACTTCCGTTACATCTTTTAAAACAATTATATAGGTTGCTCTTTGTAATACTTTGTGTTTCGTTTCTAATCCACCAAAAGCTTTTTCTATACACTTCCACTTCATTTCCTTACCGTCAAACACATCATATCCGGATAACATTTGAAATGCATAATTTAATACATCGCTCCCAAAATCCGGTCGCATTTTAAACCATCCTTTCACATTTGAATGTGTAGTATGTGGAATCGCTTGTTTTCCTAATGTAGTTAACTCGTTTATTAAATCTTCCGGAAGTTTAAACAATGGAAATTCAGAAACCATTAATGATTCATCATAATTTAATTGTTCTCGAACTCTATCAGCATTGATATTGATAATCATATGATTCTCCTCTAATAAGATATCTGAACCATGATCGATTGTTAATTCATCAAATATCGGTTTGAAAAATTTAGCCATAATAATTCACTCTCTTTTCGTTTTATTTGTTTATTAATTGTTGTACTAATACCTTTAATTCAGCAATTTCAGCTTTCATTGAAATTTTCTCAAGTTTTTCTGCTTCAAGTTGTTCTTTAATAGTATCAACTTCCTGCTTCAACATACCGTGGTCAAATTGAAGATTTTTAACTTTAAAGTCAACTTCTTGTATTGCTTGAATAGAAATTGAAACCGAGCTATAAAGTGTTACAGCGTCTTTCTGTGGTGTGGTGAATACATCGTCAGAGTCCTCCGCAATCATACCGTAATTAATTGGAAGTGTAATAGACTCCCCTGACTCGAAGCGTTCAACATCTCTTATAAAGTGATACTGTTTGATGTTTACAGAGTTGATTTTATCTAAAGCAGAGAATGGAAGGTCTTCTATGTCCGTTTTAAGCGTACGAGAAGAATTAGGGATAAATTCTTGCGCCCACATACGCCCTGTAGCAGATATATTTTCTTTAGCTCGTAGCGTTCTTAATTCTATATCTCGCCATCCATTACCATGCACATCTTTAATTTGTAAACTCATATCATAGCCTGATACAAGACTTGCTCTTAGCATTAATCTTCCCATGTTTAAATCATGATCATTAACGCCATTGGCAAAGTATATACTGTTCCCAGTACCTTTTCTATCAAAATGAAACTCACCATAGTTATTTTTAAAATAATGCGGCTCTGTTGTCGTCACTATAAACTTGCCGTACCCAGGAGCCCATCCTTCAGATTCAAAAATAATATCATTTAAGTTTTTAAAACGAAATTGTCCATCTGAATATACGCTCAGATGTCCACCATCATTCTGCATTTGAATATAATTTGACCAAATATTAGTTCCTTCTGCATTTTCTCCTTTAGAAACCCCAAATTTTGCATACGCTTTAGAAGGTTGATCGACTCCATTAATTCGTGGCATGACTTGATAAATATAAAATGATCCTGTACCAGTGTATTTTCTATTATCAGAACCAAGGACTAATGATGGTTGAATACTTCCATCATTTGTTTCCATAAATCCTATATAACCACGTGGCTTATCTAAATCGAAAATCTTCATGTCTTGTTTATTTATTTCAACAAATCTGTTTCCACTCGTTTTAAGTGTTACTCCTTCTAAAACTTTTCCTTTAATATGATTTGCTGTAATAAAACCTACTAAGTTAATTCTGTTCGCATTCAAAGTAATGTTTTCTTTACTCATATTGAATGCTGCGATTACATCATTTTCTTTTACAGATATACTAACGCCCTTTTCAGTTAACTGAAGACGGGTTTCCATATCTCTTACATAAGATGATGTGGCAAATTGCCCATTTGCTTGATCTTTTGTATATACCTCTGTCTTTTTGGCTGAAGCATTGATCCCCTGTTCATTGATAGTAAAGCGGTTATCAATCAAAGTCATTTTTTGATTAAATTGCTCAGTTGCAAGTTTGTTAGCTAGTTCGCCCAATAAATCTTGTTTATTTTTATCGACTGTTTGCTTCAACTCAGGTATCTTAAATCCAGCAACATAATCTTCTACTTGTTTAAGCTCAACTTTTGCACCGATTGCTGTTGCCTGTTGTTCGAGTTTTGAATTTGCTTCAGTAAGCTTTTTCCCTTGATCTGATACTACATTATTTAAATTGCTCACTGTGGAAGATAACCCCGTTGCTGTTTGCTCTACTGTAGTCATACGCTTTTCGAATCCAGCTTGGCTATTTTGAACACTGGTTACAGTGTTTTTTACGCCATCCACACTTTTTTCAATCTCAGTTGTTTTCTTGGTAAATTCATCTGTTGTTACCTGCTCTTCAGGCGGTGCCGTCCAATCCTGCGGCTTATTCCCTTTATACAAGGCAACCCATTCCACAATAGATTTCGTAGTACTACTCGGATAATTATATAAGCTTAACTTTCGTTCATTTCCACTTGTAGCCACAACAGCTTTAAAGGTTACATAAGTTATTCCATTAGCGTAAACACTTGTTGCATATCCAACATTGCTAGACCCACCATTCTGCCAAATTCCAAATTTCTGCCCTTGTGGGACACTTCCTTTAATTACAAAGGTATATTCCTCACCCGCAAAGAAATTTTCAGTTAGAGAATATTGATTGATTAGATAGTCTGTTTTTTCATATTTAACATTTGATTTTAATAAAAGGTTACGTCCACCAGTTTTATCACTATTAACCTTTGTTTCTACATTCGTTAACTTCTCACTGATTTTCCCAGCTTTTTCTTCTATTTCAGTAGTTGTTTTCTTTAGTTCACTTGTTGTTTGTTGCACATCAGAAATAGCCCTTTTTGTACCTTCCACATTTGATTCGACAGTATTTAATTTATTACTAATTTCAGTATCTTTTTTCGTTAATGATTCAATAGAAGTTTTAAATCCATTAGAATCCTGTTCAAACTTAGTTACTTTCTTATCAATTTCACCTTGTTTATTTTCAATATTAGAAATTGTACGGTTGACACCTTGTAAACTTTCCTTTACTTCGTTGAATTGTCCCGTCGCCTGATTTTGTGTCTCTTGAACCTTTTGATTTAATTCTGTTTTTGTTGATTCAATATCTTTATTAACCTGCTCAAGTGTTTCTTTCTTAACGGATTCAACATCTGGTACAACCGATTCCCAAGCTGCGCCTGTCCATATTTTCAAAATACCAGGCTTCCCATTGCTAATATCACGCCAAAGTGTTTTATAAGGTTTCAGTCCTGTTGTCGGTGGATTCTTAGCTTCAATGATGTCTACCGTGTTATTTTTAAGATTCTCTTGCACTTTTTCAGCCAATGTTTTCGCTGCTTCGGATTCTTTCTTAGCATTACTAGCTGTTTCATTTGCATCTTTCACTAATTTATCTAACTGATCTATCAGCTCTTGTTTATTGCCTAATGATCCTAAGATTCGATTGTAAATTTTCCGTAGTTCTTCGTTTGAATCAGTAATTTCGCGATAATCTCCAAACACATATTTATCTTGTGTAGGGTCCGTAAAAGATTCATCACCAGCAATTACACGTGCTTCAAGGTATAACTTAGGTGTGAATCCTGTATCTTTGATTCGGATCGTATCGCCCTCATTAATTAGTTCATGAGCTAGTCCGAAAATACGTCCAATCGATTGTGCTTCTACTTCATAAGAAACGGAAGAATTGACACGTTTTTTTAATTCTATTTCCATTAAAGTCATTAAACGTTTTGGAGTCATGTCTAATTCTTCTGTTTCTGGTGTATAAAAACCAAATTTATGTTTACCACGTTCATTCCATCGTTGAAATGCATCATTATCAACAATATAGGGAAATCCCCTATTGATACTTTCAATAGTAATTACATTATCGCCTTCACCTTTCACAAAGCCGACTAGTGCTGTACAAATGTCTCTTGAATGTTCAATACGTGTAACACCTATTAAATCTTTCCCCAGTTCTATTTCTTTCCCCGTGTCTCGACCACGCCTTTGAATCATATCAACATACCATCCAACTATTTGTGACCCTTGAACCTCAACGCGATATTGAATTTCTAATTTGAATAAAGAAGCTATTTTCTTTAAAAAAGTTAACGGATCCATAAATTCATCAATGGTCATAGTGTGAAAACCTGCATAATCTGTTTTTCCACGTTTCCATTTCATGCCTACAAGAGCCATATCAATAAATTCGTTTACTGTTTTTCCTTCTATCCTTTGTGGTTTTATAATGCCTGATTTAGCAATTTGAACCCAAGCTCCTGAAGCATATGTGGTAATGGATCGTTTGTCTGAATTCTTCTCTGTTTCTGTAATGACATATGGTACAACTCTTCCATCGCGAACTTCTTTTAAAACAAGGTTTTGTTGTTGTAGTGTAGCTGAATGAGTAGTTCCATCAAAAACAGTGAAATCCAGCATATCAACATTGTTTTTTAGTTCCCAACGCCTATTATCATCCCAATAGTCATTTGGCTGAATAACTGCAACGATTTGATCTGTTTTGAAATCCACAACATGCAAAATCCCGCTTGGTGTTCTCATCTGTATCTCTCCCTATAACTAACAGTCGCTTTAACATCTGGTGGCATTATATCAATACGATTCTCATCACGTATGACATTTGGAAAATTACTAAAAATGTCTTTTAAATTAATCGCATTTTTACCGTTAATGGTTACAAGACTTTTTTCTGTATCAATTATAATCTTGTCTCCCGTATCAAAAATGTAAGGCGGATTATTTTGAGTATTTAAATTCACTTTCCAAAACTTTAAATCTGAAACGGTCATCGCTTCTACTGGCGGTACATCTTGCCATTGCATAATACTGATTTGAATTTGCGCCGCTTTTTCCATGTGATAGTTATTTTCATCCGTCCACCGCACAAATCGTTCAGAATCATCTTTTTCCGTCCCCGGGAGGAATTTCGAAATATACGCTTCCCATACATTTCCTGTTCTAGCTATCCACAATCGCCCTTGATACTGGTTCCAAGTGTTTGGATAATCTCCACTTTCATGAATTAAACTTCTTCTTCCTGGTTTATTATCATAACCGATTACCATTGTTCCGAAGTTTTGTTCAGCTTGCCAAAATACATCAGTCATAGCTATTTTCGAAAGCACTTTACTGTTTTCATCTAATATCGCTATTTCCACTCGACCCATCTCATTGATACGTTTACTTTTACATGTAACATAAGCCTGCATAATAAAATCTTGCACTGGCCCATTAGGTATATTTTTTTTAACAGCTGCACCATTCCATCCTTTTCCTGTCCCTGTACCATAATTAGAGCAATAAAATTGATAACCGTCTGATTTCATTTCACCGACTGGGTTGCCATCTTCCATTGAACTTACTTTACTCCACCCAACAGTGGTAGTCATTTCATCCCATATCAGCCTTTGATTTCTCTCTACAGGTAGTTGCTCTGTTTTCAACGGATAACCGATTCTAAAATAATCACGATTATACGGATACTCACCAAACCATACATCTAAAAATGTACTCGGTTTCTTGGCCTCAATCTCAATAATTGGAGGCGCTTCTACATTACCTTGATTGACGAAAGAAGTAGTGATTTCAGTGGACCAGTTTTGAGTAAACGTATGAGTATTTTGTTTACCTAATTTATACGGCATTGGACAAACAAAAGTAATAACACCTCTACCTCTATTGACTATTTCGTCCAAATCGACAGAACCATCAATTAATGCTAAATAAGTCCTGTCTAACTCATCATCAAAAATAAGTTCAGCTGGTTGCTCTGTATATAGCCAATCCGCTAAATCTTCTTTTACCTTTTGTAAATCAGCGATATCTTTTTTCGCTTTAATTACAAGAGGAACATCAATACGACGTTCCTCTGTTTCTGTATTAAGAAAAAGAGCCCCTGCGCGATGAGGGACTCTTACTAATTTTCTTTTAACTGGAGCCCAGGAAGGGCGTTTTCTTCCAACTAGCATTTGAATATAATCTTTTCTGATCTTATTAAAAGTAAAGCTGAGTTTCCCCAACGTGCTCACCGCCCTTAAAATTCCGCTTTTCTTTTTTGTTCACGATCTTGAAGCTTGGTAGTATATGCGTAACTTCCGTTCGCTAATTCTTTTCCATCTAAAACGTTGGTCATATTTACAGTTAAATTTAATTCTTGTTCTCTACCTGATCTATCCGAGAACATAGTTCTTGCTGTAGGTGCGTTGTTATAAGGCGATTGTGGTTGCGTATACCCATTGAAATCACCCAGTGCATTATGCGGGATACTATAATGCGAAGTTTGGAATCCAAAATCAAAAACAGATGGCATATTACTCATTTGTTTTTTTACAGTTCCAACTACATTTTTTGCTGCATCCACAACAAATCGTTTCCCCTTATCCATACCAACGCCAACACCTTCTGGTACGGCACTACCAACTGGAATCATCACTTTAGATGGACTGTTAATTTCTAGTGCTCCAGAAATAGTCTTTTTAATCTCTCCAGCAATGCTTTTCGCCTTACTATATAAACCACCTGTCGCATCATCCAACCCTTTTTCAAGACCTTCTATAATGGATTTACCAATGGAACGTAGATTTATAGTGCTGAAGAATTTTTCAACTGTATTCCACTTATCTTCAATATGGCTCTTTATTTCTTTCATTTTATCAACGACAGCTTTTTTCTTTTCTTCAAATTTCCTTGAAACTGTATTTTTTATCTCTTCTACCTTGTTGCTTGCTGAAGTTTTTGTTTCTTCCCACCATTTTGTTATACCTGACCAAGTTTCTTTCATCTTTTGAACTACATCATCTTTCATTACTTGGTATTTAGATTTTATCTGACCAGTTTCCCAATCAACTTGATTTGCATGTTCCCCAGCTTGGGATTTTGCTTCACTAACAATTTCTCTATGTTTGTCTCGCGCTGTAGAAACTGTACTATCATACTGACGTTTTGCCTCAGCAATGATTGCGTTCGCTTCATCAGCATTAATTGTTTTATTTTCATCACGCTGACGAATCGCCTCAGCAATTTTTTCATCACGTGTTTTTTTCGCATCTTCAATAACTTTATCCCTTGCTTTAGCGCTATTCTCTACAACTTCCGCTGCCTGTCTAGCTGAAATTTCACTAGCCTGCACACGCATATTTTCAAGAATAACCTTTTGCTCCATTTGATTTTTAGACATATGCTCTACAGCAACTCTGTCCATTTCATCTTGTAAAGCTTGCAAGGAGATGCGTTCAGATGTTGTTAACTCTCTGTTTTCTCTAGCTGCGGTTTGAAGAATTTCTTTGATTTTATTTTCTTTTTCTTGAGTCTTTAATTTTTCTTGTTCGTAATGCTGATTAAGTTGCTCGATGCGCTTATTTTCTTCTTCTGCTGTTAAAACGTATGAATCAGCGAAAAACTTTTTCAGGCCTTCAATCTCTTTTTGTTGTCTTGCGTTTGTTTTTTCTATAATTGTATTAGCTAGCTTGTCATACTGTCCGATTAGCTTTTGTGATTGTTCTTCAGTTATCACTTCATGGTTCAATCTAATTTCAGTTAACTTTTGTCTAATGCCATCAGACAACTTGAAATACTCACCAAGGACTTTCTTTGTGGATGAGCTTACTTTCCCCTCTGTATTCGTAGCAAACCGATCTACGGAAGCAATACTGTCCTCTGTTGCTTTTTGATATGCTTTATATGCGACAACTCCAGTTCCAATGAGAGCGACTGCTACCAATCCAATCGGACCTAGTAATAAACCTAGTGCACTTCCTAAGAATCCAACCGCTCCCGCTGCAACTCCAGCAATCCCGCCGACGGATGCTAACGCAATAGATAGAGAACCAATTCCTGAAGCAATCATTCCAAACGCCGCTAAAACAACACCTACAGCTGTAGCCACAGCTGTTAAAGCAAGAACAATACCACCTGTAATCGCAATAGCCTTTTGTACTGGCCCTGGTAATGCGTTAAATCCATCCACAAGTTTCTGCAATCCAGCAACAAAAGCACTAACCACAGGGGCAAGCGCATCACCGATTGTCTTTTTCATTGTGGAAAATGCCGAGTCTAATAATGTAATTCGTCCTTGTAGAGTATCAATTTTAGTTGTTGCGACATCAGCTGCTGTAACCTTCGACATGGAATCCCACATCTCATTAACACCCTTTGCCCCTTCTTTAAAGAGAATAGTTGCACCACGTACAGCATCCGAACCGAATAATGTTTCTAAAGCCATACTTCGTTGTTGGTCTGTTAAATCTTTCATAGACTCATGAAGTGTTCCTGAAATATTTTCTAGACTTTGAATATGCCCTTGTTGATCATAAAATTTTGATGATAAGAAAGCCGAACTCGTGGCTAACTCACGGAATGCTGTATCACATTTATCGTTCCACTTTGTAACCCCTTCGGTTTTCATTACGTATTTTTCTAAAGCAACTTCTATATCTCCTACATTTCTTGAAGCTGGTTGAATACCGTTTTTAACTAAAAAATCAAAACCCGCTTGGGCGTTATACGTGATAAGACCTAAATCTTTCATTTTGTTATACGCTTCTTTAGTAGATGGGTTTAACCGCATAAGCATAGTTTTTAGTGAAGTACCTGCATCAGAACCTTTTACATTCGTTATATATGAGCTCTTTATCTCATATTCTCCAATTTTCACTGGAGTATCGGACTATATCATCATCCTCGCCTTACACGTTAGGATGGGACGCGCTCGTGGGGTTTTACTGTCCGTTCTGGACTCCATACCCTAGTCTCTGGACCCTTCATTTATTCCTAAATGACTCGGCTGCTGATTAGCATAGTTATATAACCTTAGCTTCCCAGCAATTCACGTCCTTTACGCTGCGAATCTCTCCGCAACGGGGCTATACGTTAACCCATTCTGAGCAAATACTGCAAGAGTCGTAGCTGTATCTTTAAACGTCATTCCAGCCCCTGCTGCTACTGCTGACGATGCCGCTAAACCATATTTCAGTTCACGTACATCTGTAGCTGATGCATTTGCTGCACCCGATAATATGTTAGCTGCATCTGCTACTGAAAGATGATCTGCTTTAAATGCATTTAGGGCTGTGGATGCAATCTCTGCCGCCTCGCCTAATTCTAGCTCTCCTGCTGTAGCTAAGTTAAGAGCACCTTCTAAACCACCATTTATAATATCTGTTAAACTAACTCCGGCTTTTATTAATTCCTCTATACCTTGTCCCGCTTGAACACTGGAGTATTTTGTTGTTTCCCCCATGTTAACAGCTAACTCGCTTAACTTTTTCATTTCTTCTCCAGTAGAACCGGATACCGCTTTAATATTCGCCATTTGTTGTTCAAAATTCATTGATTCAGTAACCGCGGATTTTAAACCACGTCCTATAGCATAAGTCATCCCACCAAACACCATACCAATTTGCATTCCTGCATTTTGCAAATGGTTACCTAATGTCTCCATGCGATTACCAAAATTCAACAAGCGATTGCCTTGCTGCTCTAATTCACGATTTGACTGCTGTAGCCCAGTTTCAAATCGATTAAGTTCAGCTGTAGCGCGATGAATTTGTTCAGCATAATGTTGTGCCGATTGACTCGCTTCGCCTTCTTCTGTTTTCGCACGATTATAGGCTTGTTGAAGTTCCCTAATCTTTTCTTTCTGCTTATCCACCATGCGAGTGAGAACATCAATTTTCGCCCGGGTTTGCTCTGTTGCATTAGAAAAACCGCCCATGCCTGTTGTAATAGACTGAAATTCAGCCTGTAAGGATTTCAAAGAATTATTTAACTTATCCATCCCTTTTTGTTCAGCTTGACGGTTTACTTGTTTTAATTCATTTTCAAACCTATTTAAATCAGCAACCGCTTTATTGACCTGTGAAGCATATCGCTGGGTTGCTGCATCATTTTCACCCAACTTAGCCTTATTTTGATCATAGGCTTGGCGTAATGCTCTAACTTTTTCTTTTTGTGCTTCAATCAATCTATTAAGTGCATCCGTTTTGGCTCGTGTTTGCTCACTAGCGTTTGCAAAACCACCCATACCAGTACTGATTGATTTCAATTCATTTTGTAAAGTCCTTACGGCACGTCCTGAATTCGCAATACCTTGACGAAAATTCACATTATCAAGGGAAAGCCTAACGACTAGATTATTCATTTCATTCGCCAATGTCTCACCCCCTTGCTAAATAATGTTTTCCGCTGGAACTTCAACTTCATTTGAATTTTGATTTGTACTATTTGAATTACTTTGATCACGATGCTTACGATTCAACCTTAAATAATGCCAAATATCCATTTCATTATCAATGTGATGATGTTTATATCCTTGACGTAATAAAGAGAGGTAGAGCTCGTCCATAAACTCACTGAACGTTAGCCCTCCCCCCTCTACGTGTTTGGGTTTTCTGCTTCTCCAGTTCCAGGTGTACCACCAGCTGCATCCACAGTTTCATTAATAATTGCGTTAATTACATCTGAAGTTGTTGATAAGAATTTACGGGCATCCACACCATCCCAATATTGATCCAAAGTGAATTGTTCATCATAAACATTTACCACAAATTTGACCATTTTATCCATATCCTCTGGACCAGGATTATTTGGAATATCAGCAAGCTCAGGCGCCTGACGGATTAGGCGAGCTGGAATGAACTCTGGTAAATTAAAAGTTTTATTTTCCTTATTGATTCTTAAAGTTAATTTCATAGTTTATTCCTCCTTAATTAATAAAAAAGAGAGCGCTTTTGCTCCCACCCTACTTTCCTGCTGGTGGTGTTGCTGTTTTTTCGTATACCTTTTTGAACCAGTTATCTCCAACAGATTTTGTAAATGTAGGTTCGTCTTCATCCGCTGTAAACTTCGATCTGTTATCAAAATCACGTTCAATGAAAGAACCTTTAAGTTTCGTAGTTTGGAAGTTCGGTTTATCCTTTTTAGTTTCAGCTTCTTCCTCTTCTTGTGAAAGCTTCCCTTTTAACAACCAAACGTATCGATATTTACCATTTGCCTTCAAAAAGCGCCATCCGATTGCTACATACGGTTTTTCACCCTCACGCTTTTCATCTAATACACCGTCTGTAACTTCTGGATATCCTTCAATATCAGCTTTTGTGGATAATGGAAGACCTCGAACTTCAATTTCAACTTCAACCTCACCATCAGACTCAGCAATTTCTGACTTTTTGTTATCGCTCCACATTATTTCAGAAGACACCTTTTTAGAGGTTTTAACCTTTACAGCACCTTCTAACTTCTTAACGGTTGCATAATCCACTCCAGTTGCATCGTCTTTCACTGATTTCGCATAAACAAGACTATCTACACCGACAGTCGAACTAATTTTAATAACTTCTCCAGCCATCTATAACTCCACTCCTTTCGCGAACCTCATCGCGTAATGAAAAATTTGTGTATCATCTTCATATAAATCAGCAACCGCATAACGTGAGAAACCAATACTTTTCATGATTTCATTCACTTTTTGATGAATCGCTGTTGTACTACCCTTTGACCAAATATCGATTTGGAATGTGATTTCACTTTCGCTTTCATCATTATCTGCAAATCCCTCTGGCCTATTGTCTAATTCAAAAAACGTAATACGTGGAAACTCTTCAGCATTTTTGGCTTTACGATAATAAACACGTTTTCCACCTAATAAAGAAACAAGCCCTTGATTATTTTCAAGAGCTTGTACAATTTCGGGTCGTAAATTCATCATAGATTCAACCTCATTTCATTCTTCAAAATGTCTGTCATAGCGCGAATTGCCGCTTCTTTTGAAGAATTAAAACCCGGTTCTATAAATGGTTGAGCTGGCATTTTAGACGTTCCCCATTCTAAGAACTTCCCATAGAAAAATGGAGAACGATCTGCTTTATCTATCCCTATTTTAATAGTTTTTATGCCACCTTCCATTTTAGCTTTTGTAACTCGTATATTATCAGCTAAATGTTGTCCTGTACGCCACGGTTCACTTTTTGTTGCTCTTTTAGGACTATCACTTCTTGGCGCTATTTCAGAAATAGCTTTTCGGATAGGTTCTCCACCTGCTGCAAGAGCTTTATCTTCAATCTTTTCCCCACGTAGACCCATTTGCTCTAATTCAGATATCAAGCGATCAAAGCCTAAAAACTCAACACCCTCAGCCATTCATTCCACCACGCTTCCACATGATTGATAAGGTGTGTTTTTCAGTTGGAATAACTGAAATAATGTCATACATTACGTTCTTATACTTAATCTTCATATCAGCATTTACATCAACGCGATATCGGATTTCCGTTTCACCTTGAATTTCGCTATTAGCTGCGGCTGCTTCAAAGTATTTTCTTCCTTTTAAAAAAATAAAAGAACCCCATACAGTAAAAGAATCTTTATAATTTTCTATTGGATCACCGTCTGGGCTCTTTGCTTCATCGTCTTTCACTTGAAATGTAAGACGTTTATCTAATTTACCCGGATTCACTTGAATCACCACCACAATATTGCAATTGAACTAATATTGACTGCAAACTAAATGCTAATTGTTCAGCTTTTCCAACCGCTTCACGATTTTCATGCCAATGAGCAATTAAAATACGAGCTGCTAATTTAGCAAGCTCGCTTTTTAAATCTACATTTTTACTTGTAGCATTTTTAATATATATTTCAGCTGCTATTACGAAAGATGTAATGAGATCATCCTCCTCATCACCATCCACACGAAGATACTTTTTCGCTTCCTCTAATGTTAGTACCAAGAAGGACACCTCCTACCTTATTAAGCTCCTGTTTTAGGCGTAACAATAATTTGTCCATACACAACTGCTTCTGTATCCCATGGCGTAACATCTTCACGCTCGATTGCTCGGAATTCAGAAGTATTTGTTCTCCAAGCGTTTCCACCTTCTGTAGTCATATCGATAGATAATTGTTTTCTATCCCAAAGAATGATGGCTTCTTTTAAATTACCAACAATGAAAGGTGCTTTCCCATCTTTATCTGTGGCGATTGTCTTATTGGACAAAGTAATAACCGGTTTTCCTGACAACAAACTACGTGTTGGATTTGTTGGATCTGGTTGAAGAAGCGGACGACCATTTTTATCTTCCAATTGATCTAAGTAATTGAATCCATCTTGGTTAGTAAAAATATTAGCTCCAGCTGCAAATGCCGGGTCTAATGTAACATTTAACGCTGTTTTAATGCCTTTATAATCTTTAAAATCAACCTTTGTCAATTTGTTGAGTTCTTGTAAAATTAGATAGTTACGAGTAGCAATAGATTTCTTAGCGATCCATTGGCGTAAATATTCTTCTAAAGCTTGATCTGTATCATCTAATAAATCATTTGGTACTGGTAAGAATCCTGCGTAATCTTCAATAGCATAAGATAAACGATCAAATTCAGGAGAAGCAATTTCTTGCATTGCATTCGGCTTACCATACTCAGATAATGGAGCAAATGGTGTTGATGCCGCGCGCTTTTCTAATGTACGAGCCCCTTTATTTGTTGAAACAGGTTGTACATTTACATATTGTTCTAAATTATCAACCGTCTGTTTTAATTGGTTAATAGTTGTCGTAATATCTTCAGGAACAATATAACCGCCATCTTTACCTGAATTCTCTGATAAGGCCGCTTTATATTCCTGCATAACACTTGCTTCTTCATGACTTAAACTTTGACCACGTATTGCTTTCATAAATACTTCTTTATACGATGTATCTTCATTTTGGACTGATGCTGGAGGTAACGCTCCTGTTTGTGAGTTTACAGGTTCAGGAACTTGAATTTGCTTCATTGCTAGATAGTTATCTAGTTCGTTTTTCGCGTTTTTCGCTTCTTCGATTTTCGCCTTTGCATCTTCATATTTACCGCTGTTATTAAATTCCTCAGCTTTCGCTTTTAAATCAGCTATTCTTTGACGTAATTCTTGTTCACGTTTATCCATTCAGTATTTCCTCCTTGTTTTGGCACAAAAATAGACCTATAGTTCTAACAGGTCTAGTGCGTTTTGAATTTTTAATTGTTCATTAAGGTCCTTCTTAGGAAGAGAAGACAATTTTGCTACTACTTTACTAGGTGTTTTCTGATATTTATCAAAGTAATCACTACTACAAGCTGCGACTTCTTTTGCTTCCACAACTTCAATATTGAAGTATTTTTCAGCTTCTTCACCACTTAACCAGGTCTCAGCATCTACTAATTGTTGAATTTCTTCAATTTCAATGCCTTCTTTTAAGTTTTCCTTATATACATTCATAATCCCAGACTCAATGTTATCCAGATCTTCTGCTGCTTTTCGGAAATCAATTGCATTTCCGGCTGCATATGTCCAAGGCTTATGAATCATTAAGAAAGCATTAGAAGGGACAACAACACGATCACCAGCCAGGGCGATTACGGAAGCGATAGAAGCTGCAACACCATCTACATAAACAGTTTTTTGAGCCTTATTGCGTTTTAACATGTTATAAATGGCCAAACCAGCAAAGACAGAGCCACCGCCACTATTTACATAGATATTAAGGTTACTTTTATCATCTAATTGCCCCAAAATATTTTTCACATCATCAGGCATAATGTCAGAATCATCCCATTTCCAACCTGTATTATTTATGATGTCACCATAGATAAATAGGTCTGCTGACGATTCCGTTTGATTTTTAACAGTGAATACGTCTTTAATTGCCCTCACCTCCTTTCAGTGACAAACCTCCACTAGCTTTCGCTAATTGGTATTCATCCGCAATCTCAATGGATACATGGTTTAGATCGACACGATGTTTATCACCATATTCTCCAATTCCATCTATATCTTCAAGCTCTAATACTTTATTGATTGAGAAAGCACCAGCATCTAACATAATCTTATAAAATTCCGCTCTCGATTTAGAATCAGCGCGAAGTAAACTTGTTAGATTAAATTTCAAATAATAACGCTTTTGTTCATTAAATGAAAATGTTTTATAAGAAAATTCTTCTTCATACTGGATAAGAATTGGACTCAATGTATTTTGGATAAAATCCAATGCCTGTTGCTCAATGTTTGAGAATGTAGCACGATCCAACTCATTAATCATGTGTAATGGAATATTAAAGATGTTTGCAATCTCAGCCTTATCGAACTTCATACCTTCAATAAATTGAGCATCCTTTAATGGCATCCCGACTTTCTCAAATTCTAAACCAGCATCCAAAATTGCTATCCTTTGAGCATTATTCAAACCTGTATTTGCTTCTTCCCAAGCGTCACGAAGTACATCTTTCGCTTCTTTTCCAAGGGCTTGTTGAGTTTTCAATATCCCACTATGGGCTGCACCATTTGTAAAGAATTTACCTTTAAATTTTTGTGCCGCTTGTGAACTACCTATAGACTCTCTCGCAATCTGAATAGGTGGTTTACCCTTCAGTCCATCAGTAGACAACGTAGTAAGATGAATAATGTCATCATCAGTTATTTTAATAGGTGTACCATCTGGTAAATTCGTAAAATACCATAACTTATTTGTCTTCAGATCCACGATGGGAGTTGTTACAGCCGGATTTAGTGCCCATAATTCTTTCGGTCTACCATCCGCACCCCAATGAATATTGATGTAAGCATTTCCCCATGTATTGCGGTGCGTTTCGATTAAATGTTTGAATTTAAATGGGCTTTGATAAGGGTTCGGTCTTCTTTCCAAAACAAACGACACTTGGTGCATCTTATCTCGTTCTCTTCCTTTTGATGTCTTTCTAAAAACTTGAAAAGGAAGCATTGCAACACTGTTTGCAAGGATATTAATGCATCGATATACTGTCGGGACCCCTAAAGATGATTCAACCGTAACCTTTTCACCACTTGCTGCTTGATAACCAAATAGACTTTTAAACCAAGGAGACGGATTTTTCAAATCGGTCGTATCTTGGTTCTTAAATAAATGCCGAAAAATCAAAAGTTTCACCTCCTTTCTAACTTCTTATCATTACCACCCCCATCATTGTGAGAATAAGCCCTAACAGATACCAGCCGTAAATTGGATTAATAAAAAAAGTTGTCCCAACAATGATGGACAACCCCGAAATAAGTAAAATATCTTCTAAAATACTTATAAAAAACAATAAAAAACGCATGTAATTCCTCCTAGAATGAGAAATTTTGACTTAAAATATATGAATTCAAATCCATTTCACCAGAATTGAGCATACAGCGAACGTGTGAGTTAATTACAGCCGCTATAGGGTCAATTCTCTCTGTTGCTTTTGACTTGTCCAACATGATGTTTTCGTTGGCATCTTGCTTAGTAACAGCATTCCCAATTGCCCAATTCAGAACTGGATTGTTATTATGAATAATTTTCTTTTGATACACTTGCTCACGAAAGTCTTTTGTTGGTCCTGATAAAGTAGCCATACCTTGTCGGATTTCTACAACAACATACCCTTCTGCTTCCATGTCCTGCATGAATTGAGTTGCATTCCACGGATCAGCACAAATTTCTTTTATTTTAAACTCATTATCTGACTCCATCGTTTTTATATACTCTTTCACGAAATTATAGTCTACTACTGAACCCGGCGTTACAGTAATCCAACCTTGCTGCGCCCAAATGTCATATGGTACTTTATCTGTTTTCATTTTTTCATCTAAAGTATCTTCTGGTATAAAGCTATGGCTAATTACAATGTAGTTATCATCTTTTTTGAATTCGAAATCAACACTAGTTAAATCGATTTTTGCTGATAAATCAGCTCCTACTGTACATTCCATACCTTTTAGTTCTGACAACTCAATTACACCATCGCATTTATTCCATCTAGACATATCCATATAACCATTTTCTTTTCGGTTAACCCAAATATTCATACGTTTCGTTAGAAAAGACCGCATTTTTTCAGGATTATCAAGAGCGACTTTCAAATCACTTCGAAGCTTCTTCATTCCAGCTTCATAAGTTGCTACAATTGGATTGGCTTTTATCCAATTAGTTTCATCCTTAATATCATCATCTTTATCAAGTTCACAAATAACAACAAAATACTCATCATTTTCTACACCTAAATCATCTGGATCTAATATCCTTGAACAGTATTTATACTCCTTGTAACAAGGTCCATTAATGTTAAATCCCGCTGTGGTAATAATGAACATTAATGTATTTTCACGCGCACCCATTCCAGAATCAATTACATCATAAATCTCACTAGTATCATGAGCATGATATTCATCAACGATACCGAGAGATGGATTTGTGCCATCACCAGTCTTTTTTGCTTCTTTAGAAAGCGGTGTTATTGTTGAACCACTCTTTATATGCGTGATTTTCCCATAAGAGTCCTTATATTTTTTGGATAACATATCACATGCACCAAGTTGTTTTAAAATATCATTGTAAACAAGGCTTGATTGTTGTCTATCCCAACCAGCTATATAGCACTCTTCTTGTTGATCAGATAAGAACGTTATATAAGAAGCGATAAGGGCCAAAAATTGTGATTTTGCATTTTTCCTTGCAAGTTCAATAAATACACGTAGGAAACGTCTATTATTTGTATCTTTAATAAGAAAACAAAATATATTAGCTGCTACGAATAACTGAAAATCAGTTAATTCAATATATTGCCCTGCTAATACACCTTTAAAATGTTTAAATTGCTTGCACCACTCATAAAAATCATACAACTGTTCAATATCAAAATAGAATGGACATTCATCATCTTGTGTACGTTCTAGATCTCTTAAAAAACGCTCACAAGCCCATTTATGTTTCTTACAAGCCAATATGTTACCGTCCGAAATGTCATAAACATATTGCATTAGCCTTTCTTCTAGTCTCATACCCTATCACCAAATCGCTTTTCCGCATTGGTTTTGGGTTTATCATCACCCTTTGGTTTTGCTAACGATGCTCTAGAACTTGGTGTTAATCCAAATTCAATTGCCAGCGACTTCATTTGTTCATGCAATTGTTTCTTTTTAGTTAATAAGGGATGTGGAACTTTATTGGTTTCAGCCGCTTTATTTGTATACTCTACCATTAGCCCTTCTTCACTGATAATTTTTGTGCATTCAACGTAATCAGAGTAGGCATCACAATAAGCCGCCAAAGCATTAATATCTACATTCGTAATAAGGTCTAATTCCATTAATTCTTTAGAAATACGATTGAATTCTTTTTTAGCTACTGCATTTAACCAAGTTGGAGCTTTTATTCTATTCGTTTTTGGTTGAATACTTTGTTCAGCCTTCACTCGTTGCTCTATTTCTTGTTTAGTTAATCGGTTTTTATTCCCTTCAAGTATTTGCAAATGAATCGGCTTTGCTTTTCGTCCCATGTGAACCACCTCCTTTGGTTGAACCCCCTTTTATGAAATAAAACGAATTTTTTGTACGGAAAGCTAGGCGGCGGTCTTCAGGAAGTCGCCTTTTGCTTTTTCATAGTGGGGGGATGCTTATGATTTTTTTCTTTCGAATTATTTTTTGTTTTTCTTCTCATCTTCTTTTGTTTTCTTGTTATGGCAAGCATGGCAAAGTGTTTGTAAATTAGATGGTTCTAATCGTTTCGACCAATCAACAAGGATAGGAATGATATGATCGACTACATCACCTATCTTAATGACGTCCTTGCTTCTACATTGAACACATAAGCCATGATCTCTACGATAAATAAGCTCACGCATATCCTTCCACAATCTTGAGTTGTAGAATGAACGTGAGCTTTTGTTTCGAATATGTTTGTCATAATATTTTACTGTTGCTTTTTCCTTTTCGATATGTTTAGCACAATACTTATCCCGTGTTAGTTCGTTGCAACCTAACGACTTACATGGCTTGAATGGTTTACTTGGCACCTTCCATCCTCTTCCTCAACCGTTTCATTTCATCCTCGATTGCCCGATTATTTTTATTAATCCGCTCGTGACACTTTGTAATGTCAGCTTGATGCTTACGAACCTTATCGTTCACATATGCAGCAACATGCTCATGACCACAATGTGGACAAATGTAGAAACACTTCTCAATTCTTTTGGGAAGCTGTGCTACTTGTGGTTGCATATCGTAATCTTTATTGCAGCTAGAACAGTAGACTTGCATCTATCCTCACTCCTTTAGAAAGAATATTCCAATTATATATTTACCAAATAAATACAAGTTGTTATAATAAAGTTAACATTGCCATCAGGAAAAGTGATTCGCACCCCAAGCGAGTTGCTTTCCCTTTTTTTATGGCTATTACTTTAAGAATTCATCTACCGCTTTTTCAAGCAAACTAATCATCGCTTCTCTCTTTTGCTTTGGTGTTGTATTATCTTGCATTTCATTAAAGATAGGAAGTACACTTTCTAATTTCTGTTTATCGATACGATCATTTACAAGTTCCTGTCCTAACATTGAAATGAATGTACCAATAGCCACCGCTTGTTCTTGTTTATCTAGTTTCATTCTTCATCCTCCTTCCAAATAAAAAGCACCCGAATGGATGCTTTTTTTATCGATTATTAATTTGTAATTTAATTCCAGTGCGTGAAGTTTCATCCTTCTTCCAGTAACTTAATGATAACCTACCAATATGTATCAACGATATTAAGTAACTGGAAGAAGAGCAAAAGCTCTCCTTAATAACGGTATCATTCAATCATTACCATCTGCTGGTTTCGGATTTTATGTGCCGTCATTACGAAACCGTTTAAACAACATATAGTTTATAAAGGAATTTATGAGTTGTGTTTTCCGCCACTTCTCACAATACAAATATATCACGTTGATTTCAAAACGACCGGCACATTTCCTGCCAAAAAGCGGTCACGACTCTGCCACTTTATTTGAATCAAAAGACTTTAATATTAAGGCAGACTTGAGTAATTGAAACAGCTTAAGTACCTCTACCTTAGTAAGAGAATCATAATTATGATAACCGTGTGCGATTGAATTACGATTAAGTTCTTGACACAACTCATCTGGTATTTTAATAAATGTGTTTTTATACATTCTAAGTACAGATAACGAAAAAATTGTATTCAATCCTTCTTGTTCCACATCATTATCCTCTTTATATTTTTCAGGTTTAATTTTATAATATAATCTTTTTACGTCGGGTCTATAATTAACTGTTACCCCATCTGTATTTATTTTCCCCATATACCACAATGTGAAAATATGCTCAAATGCTGCAAAAAGCGGCATTGTACACAATTTATAAAGTCCAGCTTTATACGCTCTATAGGTTTCTTCAATTAAGGTTGCATGAAGTTCGTACATAGGATCTTGAATTATTTTTGTTATGTATGATTCAAGGTTTGCATCTACATATTCTGTTAGATCATCTTGTGTTATTTTCCCCTCCATTATAGCTAACATACTATCCATATCTAAACACCAAAAATTATTTTCTTGTTCAATTAATATACCTTCTATTTCTTTGATTCGTTCCCTTACTGATTCACGTATTAAATCCCAATCAATGCGGTTTAACATATCTATGAGCGGTTGTATTAATTTATTAACCTTCTCTTGTGCTTCTAAAATAGGTTGCATTTTTTCATGAGCTTCATTTTTTATATCTATTATTGGCTTCACCTTCTCATGGACTGCATTTTGCATATCTATTATTGGCTTCATCTTCTCATGGACTGCATTTTGCATATCTATTATTGGCTTCATCTTCTCATGGACTGCATTTTGCATATCTATTATTGGCTCCATCTTCTCATGGGCTGTATTTTTTATATCTATTAAGGTTGTACCAAATTCGGGCATTGGAATTATTTTAGGTGAATGCACGTCCAAATTATTGGCTTCATTTATAATTCTGTCTTCGCTTCCTTTTTCATCAATTTTTTCTTCATCTGTTTTCTCTTTTTCTTCCACTTATTAAACACCTCTTTTTATCTAATATTCTATCATTAAAATAAGTAAGGGAAAAATACATATCATTCAAGTTACCCATATCTTATATTGTGTGTAACTATGCCAAATGCTACAGCCTTTGATATTCATAACTTCATAACACTTCCTCTTTTGAGTTACACAACACAATAAAAATGAGTAACTGTATAGAATGGGGTAGAATAACATGGCCACCAATTTAAAGTTTTAATGTACTCCAAAAATAAAAATCCACTGTATTTAATTAATTTAAATAGTCAGTAGATTTTTATTTTTAGCAGGATTTTATTTTATCAGCTTGATAGTGACGAAATACAGCCAGAATTTCAAAAATTTTGTATGCTAAGAGAATTTCAACCTAAAAAGTTGGATTCCTATACGTTAAATAAAATGAACAAAGTCTTTTACATTCTCTTCTTTAAGAACGTTTCCATAATATCCTTCCTGAACCTTTCATAATCAAACTGAAAAGCTACATTATGCATTTTATAGCCTGGATTAGTAACAAAACGAAAGTCTGCAATGCTTTGTCCAAAACCTTCCCCTTGATCAGGAATTACTTTAATAGGTACTCTCGTAAGGCTAACAGCCTCTCTATTTAGCAAATACCACACTGTTACAAAATCATGCATAGGACTTCCACTTATACCTGGATTAGACTTGGAGTAAAAATTATAATAATAATCTAACATAGGTTTAATGATAAGCCCTGCAAGATCTTGTGTATTCCGATGAAATGCATCGATTTGCTGGACCATTTCGGGTGTAACAATCGCATGTTGGGTCACATTTAAAGGAATAATTGTCAAGTTCTTTGCATGTTGCAGAATTAAGTTTGCTGCATAAGGGTCTGCGTAAAAATTAGCTTCAGCCACAGCAGTTACGTTACCTGGATAGAAAAAAGCTCCCCCCATGCAAATGCATTCTCTTACATTTCGCATTGTTTGTAAATTCAATACAAAAGTCGTAGCTAGCGAAGAAAGTCTTCCTAAATTGATAATTGTAAGATCTTCTAAATTTGATTCTATAATTTGATAAATATCATTTAAAGGATAAACTGGATATGAAATTTCAGGTGGAATAATAGGTCCTAATCCAACTTTTCCATGTACCTCAGGGAAATACTTAATCAATATACCTGTCAACGGTACAGAAGCACCAAGGAATACAGGTATTTCTTCTCTTCCCGCAATGTACTTCAAATAGTTAATATTTCTTATTACATTTTCTCTTGATACATTTCCATAATCGGCTACGATTCCTACAAGTTGAATGTCTTTACGAAAAAAGGTATACAGTATAGCAAAGGCATCATCAATCCCTAAATCTGTAAACAGAAGAACCTTTTTTTGCATATCTCTTCCTCCAAAATTTATAGAATTCTACTTTCACCAACGATGTAGTGATTAGACTACGCTTGTATATATATTTTTTATGTATTCTTAAAGAGGCGATTCTATTCACTTGAAATAGCTTTGCACATCTAAATTTGATTTTATGTTCAAGCATAAGTTTCTGTTCTTAAGTCGATAAGCATGTGTTGCTATCCTTGAACAAAAAAAGCAATGATTAGATTTTAAACCTAGTCATTGCTTTATCCATTGCATCTTGGTTTACTCCTATATATCTTAACGTTACTCGTTCACTTGAATGATTGAATATCTCCATCAGCAAAGCTATGTTCTTTGTCTGCATGTACATATGATATCCAAATGTCTTACGTAATGTATGTGTCCCAATTTCTTCTAAACCAAACTTTGCTGCTGTAGTACTAAGTATTTTGTATGCCATGCTTCTTCCGATTGGTCGATTCTTTCCTTGTCTGCTCTTAATTAAATACTCATATTCTTCCATATCTTCAATGTACCACTTTAACTCTCTTCTTAACGCTGCAGTAATCTGAATACGTTTCTGCTTACCCGTCTTCATTTCACGCATTGAAATATGACTGCCCTTTAAATCTCCAACCTTCAGTTTCAGAATATCACTTATACGTAGTCCTGTATTAATTCCCATTACAAACAAGATATAATTACGTTCACTCTTTTCTTTTAAATACTCTTTAATTTGCTGTATTTGCTCTGGATCACGTATTGGCTGAACAAAATTCATTATTCATTACCTCCAGTTTCTTCTGTCTCGTAAACTTCTAATCCGAGCGCAAAAGCAAGTTTATAAAACGCTTTAGATTTCCAACGTCGATAGGTACGCTCTGACATCCCTATTTCGTTATAAACCATGTAATCACACACATCCTCATCTTCTAAATAACGTTTATAAATAATCTCTCTCTGAATACTTCCTGCACGCCCGTTTCCTAATCGATTTAAAAACTGGTTAATACGTACCGACATTATTTCAAGCCACTCTTCTCGTTTGCTTTGTTGAACATTTGCTATAGCAACATCTTCTAACGGTTTACCAACTGCATGTGTAGGGCCGTGCTCACGTATTTCATAAGAAGGAGTGACTTTCATTTCTTTACGCATCATCCCAAATTGTCTATGTATACGTACGCTTTCCAACACGCCTTCTAATTCCTCTTGTGTTGCTGTTCTATCAATTTTTGGTAAGAAAGATAATTGTTTAGTCATGTACGACCACTCCTTTTTATTTTTAGATTACTTTTGTCTTATTGCTCCACGTCTTCGTTCATAACAAGGTCTATGCATCCCCATTAATTCTTCAATTTCACGGGTGCTAAATTTCTCTTTTCGTTTTTTCTTCTTTGTTTTATTTGATCGCTTTTTCCATTCACGTAATTGATCTCTTAACCCCTTCATTTCCCCATCTCCCTTTTCAAAATAAAAAGGACACCTATTCGTAAAACAGCTTTAATTGCTGCTTTAATGAATTGGTGTCCTCTAGTTTTCTAGCCGGACTGTATTCGAATGTTGTTTTAAATATGCCAATAGTCACTATTAACATCATTAGTATATTTGCTGATTTCCTTCTCTTTACCACACTTTTCACATTTATAATAACTAACTATCCCCATCTTACCAGCTTTAAAATCTTCATTGTCTTGACTTTTAATAAATTTATATCTATGTATACATTTAGGTTCTTTTAATTTATCTAACCACTTTCCTAACATAAATTAATCCCTTTCCTCTTGAAAATATTCTTTTTATTCCCATCCCCTGAAGCATACCTTAGAAAAGATTCCCAATCAATGAAACATGGTAGCTTGTTTTTCTATAAACAAAAGGATTATTTTATTAAGTTATGTTTCTTTAACAAAAACCAAGTCTCCATGCCTTTTACATCTCTCGCGTACACTGGCATTACATATATCTCTTCATTTATTAACAGTTGGAACTCTACACATTGTTTTTCTTTGTTCCATCCGTAAGATGCGATTGGAACCATTTTCGGCTCTGTTTTCCCTTCCATTTCTCTTCCTCCCCTGAATAAAACTCAATATTCCGTTCATACTATAAATACACTTGAGTTCTGAACTTCCTTCTTAACGTTTTTTCGGAGAGCAGTTAGCTTTTGCTAGCTGCTCTTTTAATTACACATTTTTGTCTTAACACTCATATATTATTGAGAATTAAAAAATCATTTCATGTATAAAGGGAAAGTATTCTTTTCATTACTCCACTCCCTCTTTAAATACCACTGTTTGAATAAGGTTTTTAAAGAGGGAATACATTTAAAAATCTTGGTTACACTGTAAACAGGCTCGTGAATAGCCAATTTTACTAATACCCACTCTATGTCTATTACCTTGGGCCGAGCAATTAGCAAAAGCTAATTGCTCTTTTATATTGAGTTAATAATAAAATTTAGGTCTTATTCCTTTTCTATATCATATATTTTTAACCTAACCATCCAGCTCAAAGTGTTACCTCCTATCTTAAAGAGCACTGATGCATGGTGCTCTTTTTAGTTTCCTTATTTCTACAAAATGAAATTTTATACAAAATACACACAACTAAATTCACATAATTTCATATGATATATTGCATCATTTCTTTTTAGAATGGATAGTCGTTACAGAAGGGCGCTTTCCGAAGCGCTCTTTTTTAATATCCCCTGCACTAAATAATTTTTGAATTATATCTTAATTTCGAGAACACTCACAAGTCATAGGTTTACAATAAGTCTTGGTCAGAAGAGCACTTAGATATGGTGCTCTTTTTGGTATGGAATTTAAAATAGAGGCTTGCTCTTAAAACCTATTATGTAATTTTCATAGGTTTTTTCCTTACACCCCTGTGTCTATTTACTCATAAGTTGTTAAAGTATAAATATAAATTGATAGTTAATTTATAAGGGAGGTGTAAAAATGAGTAAATTTAAAAAGCATTGTTGTCACATACCCTTTCCTTTACCTCAAATAGGGCCTACTGGATTAACCGGTGCTACTGGACCTTCGGGACCTACTGGAGCTACCGGACCTTCAGGTGGACCTCGGGGACCTACCGGACCTACTGGAATTCAAGGTAACCTGGGACCTACTGGACCTCAAGGTATTTCTGGACCTCAAGGGATTCCTGGGATTTCTGGATCTATTGGTCCAACTGGACCTTCTGGAATTCAAGGTATCCAAGGCACCCAAGGCATTCCTGGCATTCAAGGCCCTATTGGACCCACTGGAATAACGGGGGTCACTGGAATTCAAGGGATTCCTGGTATTCAAGGGATTCCTGGCATTCAAGGCATTCAAGGGATTCCTGGCCCGACCGGACCTCAAGGGATTCCTGGCATTCCTGGTTCTGTAGGTCCAACTGGACCTTCTGGAGTTGTTGGACCTACCGGTCCTTCCGGGGGACCGCCAGGACCAACGGGCCCGACTGGACCTTCCGGGGGACCACCAGGACCAACCGGAGTGACTGGCCCCACTGGACCAACTGGGTCACCAGGACCAACCGGACTTCAAGGTATCCAAGGTATCCAAGGCATTCCTGGCCCCACTGGACCTCAAGGAAGTCAAGGGATTCAGGGGATTCAAGGTGATCCAGGGCCTATTGGTCCTATTGGACCCACTGGAATAACTGGGGCAACTGGAATTCAGGGTATCCAAGGTATTCAAGGTAATCAAGGACTTATTGGACCTATCGGCCCGACTGGCCCAACTGGGCTTCAAGGTATCCAAGGCATCCAAGGCATTCCTGGGCCTACTGGATTACCAGGAACCGCTGGAGCTACCGGACCTACTGGGCCTGCCGGTCTTACAGTATCTGGCTTATCCCAGTATGCTTATGTTTTCAATACAGCAGCTCAAGTTGTTGCCTTAGAAGCACCTATTCTTTTTAATTCACACGGTAGAATCACATCCGGTTTTACTCATACGCTCGGAACTTCTCAGATGACAGTTATTAATGCTGGAGATTATAAAATTTCTTTTTCTGTATCAGGAGTTGAACCTAATCAATTTGCCCTCTTTTTAAATGGGGCTCCCGTTACCAACTCCATTTATGGATCAGGTGCAGGTACTCAACAAAACAATGGGCAAACAATTCTCACTTTAGCAGCAGGTGATATTATTACCCTTAATAATCATACTTCCGCTGCTGCGGTTACTTTGCAGACTTTGGCAGGTGGAACACAAACAAATATAAATGCTTCAATTGTAATTGAAAAGTTAGATTAATTTAATCATTTGTTTCCTGAAACTCTGTCAGTAAATAACCTGGGTTGGATTCTTTTTTCAACAAGCAGTTAGCTTTTGCTAGCTGCTCTTCTATTTTGTTCCTACTCCTATTTCCTAAAAAATCTTTACTTAATTCCTCCTTGAATAAAATCAATAATTCAGCATATAATATCTATGCATCTAGATTATTACCTTTGTATCGAGCAGTTAGACTGGGCTAACTGCTCTGTTATTTGTGACAAAATGAAATTTTTATACTAATCTTCTTCAAGCTCCGTAACAGTTATATAATTCCTAGCATTCTTTCGATTCGCTATTCTTCTTTGATACGCTGGCCTTGTATAAAAACGAACTGTTGCAGGAAGTACGCCCATATAATCAGCGCATTCCTGTATAGTTCCGATACATAGCAATGATTCACCTTTATAAACGACGTACTCCTTTAAGTTCATTTCTCAGTCTCCTTTTCTACTAAAATGAAGTTTTTATAATAAACCTTAAATCTTTGTTATTGCTTCAAAGATCGGATAGATCTGCCCTGGAACAACCGCGTTACCTAAGCTTCTAAGTCTGTCCACCCCATTGGGAATCCCATTAAAGTTTCGCAGTAATTTGGGTTCAAATGAGTCGGATCTGTCTCTGATTTGCGTAATGCTTCTTGTGTGAAACTCCCTTTGTAATGAACACTCCCCTTGTACCTTTTTCTTGAAGCTCCTTTCCATAAACTTGCTGTCGGAGTAGGCAACAACGAATACTCTATCTCTTCTGTGCTCGGCGCCGACGGAGCAAGCTGGTATAATAAACGATTTCCCTTGGTAACCGATACTTTCCAAGTTAAATAACGTTCTGTCGAGCTCCATATTTGCGAAGTTAGCAACGTTTTCACCAACGACCCAAGTGGGTCTGATTTCTTCGATAATCCTAAACATTTCTGGCCAGAGGTCGCGGTCATCTTCCTGGCCTCTTTGCTTCCCGGCAACACTGTAAGGTTGGCAAGGGAATCCTCCTGCCACAATGCTAATTGCTCCAACATCAACACCACTTTCTTCTAAAGATTTTTTTGTAAGTGTTCGTATATCTGAAAAGATTGGTACTGTAGGCCAATGCTTATTTAACACTTTCTGATTGAATGGCTCGATCTCACAAAATGCTGCAGTTTCAATACCAGCCCAATCAGCTGCTAAACTTATTCCTCCGATTCCTGAAAAGAGATCGAGCATCTTCATAGTTAATTCACCTTTTCTAATAAAATAGCGTTTTTATTGAAAAATCACTTTGATTCATTTTCTCTATGGTATAATCTGTATTATTTACTTTTCGAGAAGGGATAACGTAATGAGAGAATACTTTGGTTTCATTTCAATGTTTTTAACTGCGTTCTTATTTTTCAATCTGTATTTTGCCGGTCCTCCTCTAATTTTGATACCTATCTCAATTGTTTTGGCTATTTTGGCTCCGAAAGGTACAGCCAAAACATTTGCTTTTATTAGTTTAATAATTCTAGGCATTGTCTTCGCTTGCATATACATTCTCCTTTCTATGATTGGTTCGGGATTAGCTGAAACTCATCTCAGATAATCCCTTTCTCTCAAATAACGATTTTATCTAAATCCATTCACTAATCTCAGACTTTGACATACAATAATAGTGCCTTTCTATATAATGTGAGTTCGTCACTGTCGTTATAATGAGGCATAAGGAGCGCTCTCGATTAGCGCTCTTTTTATTTAAACAAAGATTTCATTCTTAAATTACACCTATCTAAAAAACATACATATAATATCTTGGGTGTTCTTTTTCAACCTTATTTTTAGTCAGAGAGCACTTTTAAAAGTGCTCTTTTAATTTATTTAGATGTATCACGTTTTACATACAATAAACATAAAATGCAAAGAGCAGACAAGACATAGTTTTTATATAATCGTGTACATTTTTTGTACGCGATTTTTTAATTAAATAAGAATTTTGTTTAAGTTTCATTAACCTTATTGATTCCTTTGCATACAGTATTATCACAAGGAATTCCACAGGTGGCTCTGGTCCAGTTACCTTGAATTTCTTGCACACCTTGTGGGAAGAATCCGTTTATAACAAACGGGTTCTTTTATTTTTTCGTCATAAAATAACGCTTTTGTTTAGTTTTCTAATCCAACCACGACGCAAGGTGTATCATCCGACCAAACTGTTTCTTTCTCCTTGTAAATCTCTTCTAAAGTCTTATAGCTAGGGAAACCAATACATTCCCATTCGATATTTTCAGTTGGCTCCATTTCTTCAACTACTACATCATGAATATCTCCGTACTTCATAACATCCATTAAGTAATACCCAACCGCTTCAAACCTGTTCTTTGCTCGAATGACTTTAATATGATCACCGAATGCAAACATCACTTTGTAAAAGTTCATTTGTGCTACCGATGTTTTTTCAACACACTCTACAATTCCATCGTAATAACTTTCTTCTACCAAAAGGACTTTACCGACACCTTCAACGTTCATTTTCTCCCAGAGTGATTTATCTTCTTTAATATCAGTTAGCTTCATTCCCATTCCTCATTTCTGTACAAAATTCAAATTTGGTCTTACTTTACACCTACACGTGTTTGACTTGCTTCTCGACTAAAACCATCAGGATATCTTTTAGCTAATTTTGCAATATTCATTTCAGCAACATCTTGTAACGTATATCCCAGTTCGTGCGCCATAATTGATAAATAATACAGAATATCTCCAAGCTCTAAGGCTAATTTATAAGTGTTTCCGTCCTCTTCTCCTGGACAATGCGATGGTTGGAAACCATGTCCATGATAAATTGCTTTTTTTACAATATCGGCAACTTCACCAGCTTCGCCTGTAAGTCCTAAAGCTGCATTCGAAACTCGTCCTCCAAAATCAGTTTTGTTATTCCAAGTTCGTAAAGTTGCTTCCTGATAATCATTTAATTCATCAATTGATAAGATACTTGCAATCTGTAAAACTGTAGCTTCATTTATAACTTGTTCCTCATTTTTTGCTTCACTCATTAATTTAGTTGCTTCTAATACACCATTTTCCATAATGTTCATTTTGATTTCCCCTTCCTATTTAGCAAATCCCTAATCCTATCGGACGATTTTCAATTAAATACTTATCAGCTTGATCTATTACAAGAAGCGCAACTTCCGCTTGGTGTCTCCTTAACGTTTTTGCCATCTTCGGCAAGCTCATACCTTGACTCCACATTTCACGAAAACGTACTACATCTCTTTCATCCCAAATGAAGTTAGCTTCTTCTAAAGCGATGTATATTTTTAACCGTGATTCCTTCATCGCTTCATGATTTCTTGCTACACTCATAAGCGAACCTACTTTCTAAAAACGATTATTTTATCTTTTCAGTAAACTTAGTATCCACACGATCAACCTTACCGTTTATCCAAACCGCCACTTGCTCACCAAACCCACTTCCCGGTGGATTGAATGCTGTAACATTTCCATCCTTAACTATTAAAAGTTTGTTGCTGCTAACATCAATTTCTATTTTTCTCATATGTTCCTCTCCCTTTTACTACCGCATGTATTCGACAACATCAGGCCTAAATCCACTTCCTAAGTAAATCCGTACCGGAATTATTTCTTTTTTATCCCTTGCTGCCTTACACAATTCTTCAGCTGTATCCCAATTGAAAAACTTATCTACAGCTCTTTGAAATCTCCAAATAGCCATTACATATTGTTCAAAGATGTCATAACGATCATCTTGTTTAGTTGTGCATGGTAATTCATCCGTACATTTTGCATTCGTTGGAACTCGGACGCGTACATCAGCGTATTTAGTGCGTCCAGTTCCTCTCTTCACATTTGCCTTCATTACATCGAACTCACAAATTGCTGGCTCTACATCGAAAATGTTTAGTTGCTTAGGCATGTGCCATCCCACTCTTCTGAATAAGATCCAGTAATTCAATTACCCCTTCCTTGCTTAAAAACATTCTGCCACCTAGCAACTCTATGTTGGTTTCAGAAACTTCCCCCGTGACAAAGCATGACTTTTCATGTTTTCTTAAAACAATGTTTTTACCATCGACATGAAAATCTAGTGCGATTCCTTCGGTAATACCTAAAGTTCTGCGTAACTCTACTGGAATTACTACACGACCTAGCTCGTCCACTTTTCTTGCAACACCTGTGTATTTCATATCTTACTCCCCTTTAGTATTTTTATATTTATTTAGAATCTCATCCAAACGTTTCTTATTATTTTCAAAATCATCGCTTTGAGTTTGCTGTGGCTGCTGTATTGGCTCTTGTTCTTCTTGTTTGCGTAACCAATCCGGTACAACTTCCGTTCGTTTGGAATAACCTTTACCAGTACGTTTATTGTTTTTCTTACTCATTTCAAATCGAGTATCTAAAGCAGCAACATCATTTAATGTTTTTACTTTTTCCTTTTCCCAACTACTTAAAATACTGCGGATATATCTCCACTTTGGTACATTTTCATCAATTGCTTTATTAACAGCGTGAATAACTAATTCATTACCGAATCTATCGCAAAACTCACCTAATTCTTGAATTGCAATTTCACTTAAAGGAATTCCTTTTTCAAGTAAAAAGTTGTAACTAATTTTAAATTCTTGATCAATTAATTTCTGAGTTGAAGTAGCACCATCATCATTTATATTTGTAGTAATATTTGTAGTAATCTCTGTATTTGTCTTACGTTCTAGTGTAAGAGACTCTTCCGTTTTATCGTAAAAGGGTATTGCTTTAGAATGTAAGACCCTCTTGCTTTCTAAAGTAACAGGGCTATTACTTTTCAGTGTAGGAGGGTTACCATTTCCCCAATACATAATGGATATTTTCTGAACCATTTCAGGTACAGGTTCAACATACATAACGTTATTACACCTAGTTCCGTTAACAAGAATCGTCCTAAACTCAATTTTTATAAGTCCACGTTCTTTCAGAAAGTCACACGCTTCTTTTACTTGTCTTTTTGTAAATCCAAATGAATCGGCTAATTGTTGATAGCTCTTTTGAAGCGTGTCTGCCTTAAACTTTTGCTTATATTGAACTTGACTAGATTCTTCACTTCTTACTTCAGTAGGTTTATACCAATAAACAATTTCTCCTAAGATAGTAATTGCAACAATATTAGGTTTACCATTATCTAATGTAAGTGTTTTAAACCATCCATGATCTATAACATTGCCACGAAAATTTATTTGCCCTATTTGTAATACCTTGGTGTTCATAGTTTTCACTCCTTTTCATAAAACCAATGTGCTATCTCCCTATTTTCCGTGGTATACTTATAACAACTTATTTTTTGAAAAGGACCCACTGCAATGGGTCTTTTTACTTTGCTTCACATCACTCCAAGCCCATTGTTTTATCGGTTCATAAGTTATGTAAAACAAACATGAACCACATGCAATTAATATCGCTAATATAGCTAATGAGGTTATATCTTCCACTAAATCACCTCCTTTTGTGCTTCAAGCCAAGCTTCTAAATCCTTTTGCAAGAAAAGTAATTTACGTCCTTCCCTGATTACTGGAAAATGTGGGTGATTTGCTAATTCATACATTCTACAAACTGCTATATTGAGGTAAGCAGCTGCTTCTTTCACCCTCATTACCTTGTTTGGTTGTGATTGTTGTTGGAATGAAGCTAAAGCTGCTTGAATTTCTTCGCGAACAACTTCGCGGATTGACTCTTTAATGATTTGATCTAATCCCATTTTGTTTTGCTCCTTTCTAATTCACTTAACCAACCATAACTTAACTAAAAGTTAAGTTATGGACAAAAAATTTTAATTGCATCTAACTTCACTTTAAAAAACTCAGCAATTTTCACAATTAAATCATAATAAGGTCGACGCTTCCCGTTTTCTATATACCAATAATAAACTTCAGTAATACCAACGGCTTCAGCTACTTCCTTACATGTATATCCCTGTTCTACACGTAGCTGCTTTAGAGTTTTCATAAACAACTCCTCTCTTCCGTTTTTGTTGTTAATTACATAATAACTTAACCTAAAGTTAAGTTCAAGTGTTTCCCAAAACTTTTTCCAAAAAAATTACCTTTCCACTTAACTGATAGTTAATATATAATGACAGTGTGACACCATAATAGTAATTAAGAAAAAATAATTTCATATAAAATAAACTTGGGGTGTTTTTTATTATGTTTAGTCATGAGAGATTGAAATCATTAATTGAAAAGAAGAGCATCACCCAACAACAGTTAGCTGACGCAATTGGTGTTAGTCATGTTTCTGTTTATAATTATGTCGAGGGAAAAAAAGCACCCGGTACACGTACACTTCAGAAGATAGCAAATTATTTAAAAGTAACAACAGATTATTTGTTAGGTTTATCTGATTCACCAGATTTAACAGCGGGCGAAGACTTACAGTTAACAAAAGAAGCACACGAAATTCTTCAAATCATTAATGACTTACCTGAAGAACAACGAAAAAAAGCATTAGAGCAATTAGAGATGTTTGTGAACTACGAGAAATCTAAAGGAAATATGTAGTATAAAAAGACTATCCAAGAAAGTTAGATAGTCTTTTTTACATGACTTTTTCTTTTTTTGATTCACTCAAACAAATAGAAAATAATTTCTCTTTTGGATTATCTTCTTCTTGCAAAAGTAATAAAGCTTGTTTAATTAGATTAACTTCCCCTTCTTTACCCTTCATCTTCTTCGATCTCCCTCTTTTTATTTTTGGATTTTTTTTACAATAATTTCTTTTTTCTTCTTTCAGTAAAAAAAGAAATTTCTCCTAAAATTACAAATGACATCGTCAATTAAGACGATGTCATTTGTAATATATATATACCTTTATTATGTATTTTACCAGCCGCCACCAGGGTCAACCATCATGTGTTGAATTGTAGGTTTTGAATTATTTGTACTAGGCTTTTCTTTTATAGAATCAGTGTTAATGAATAATGTAGCAGCTATTAATAGCGCAGGAATGATTGTAATTATTTTTTTCATTATTTCACCTCTTTCCGAAGACAATTATACCAATTATTCAAATTAAACCCAAGTGTATTTTTGGTAAATTCGAATAGAATATATTCCCTGATTTTTGACACATCAAAAGAGAACGTTTCATTAACTCTTCTTTTTTTGTACCTTCATATGTTAAACCTAAATATGCAGTCTGTATGTCTGTTAATCTTCCATTCTTCTCATTTAATTGATTTAATAGTTTTCTCGCTTCAATCTTCTTACCTTGTTTAATCCTTAAATATGCTAATTCACCTGGATGGACAACATCTAAGCTACTAATTCCTTTATCATGATGAATCTTGAGAAATGATAATGTATGTTGCACCATTTTTCTTTTTCTCTCAATTCCATTAATTTTACTATCCCCTATCACTTCAAGAGTCTTTTCCAAATAATATTTTGCCTTCTCATATTCATTCGCTGAAAAAATATAAGATTCACCTAACTTTAAATATGCATTTACTTTTGGAAAAGAAAAAAAGTTATCCCATTCAAGATCATCTAATAGTTCCATGCTAAAATGCCTTGCTTCACTGACTTCACCACCCTGCAACGAAGTAACGGCAATGGCTTCTTTATATCGTAATTTATAACATTCTCGAATGTACCTATTACTTACTTTATTTATTTTTATTTCAAGAGATTTTAATCGCTCATTTAAAGAAGTAAAATTACCCGATTGATATTGCGCTTGACATAATAAAATTTCAATTAACACTTCCATCTCTGATGTTCTTATTGATTTACTTTCCAGGCTTAATGCCTTATGGTACTGTGTAGCATTAATCTCACCTATATATCGTCTATATATAATTCTATACACATTAGCAAATTCTCTATTTTCTGCTACCTTTGATTGTGATTCACTATTGATAATATTAATTAATAGATTAAACTTTCCCCTTAAAGCTAAATCCTCCATTGCCTCACGTAAGTTTTCTGATTTTGGTTTCGTTATATATATATAATCTGTTAATAAATTTTCTTGAACCTGTATGCCTTTGTTTAATAGGATGACTGTCTTAGAAAGAAAGCCAAAACTCATGTCTGTGTTACCTTTAAAAACTTTTGTAACAGTACTTGGCTTAACTCCCCAATAATTTGCGAGTTTATTTTTTCTTATTCCAGCTGCACATAACTCTTTTTCAATTTGATTTAGAGCTTTCCACATGTTTTGTCCCCCTTATTGGAACAAGACACACTTCCCTATCATGAAAACGCACCTTAATGATGAATTACATCTAAAAGTTGTGTTATACTAGCATGTTACGCATAGTCGTAACTGAAAGGCTCATGGCAAATGTTTTCCCTACTACAATTAGGGCAAACGGTGTAAAAGTGTTCCCAGCACAATTACACACGCTATGGGTCTTTTTCGTTCCGTCAAATTATATTATTAAGAATATTCTATCACAAATAACCCAAACATCTATTCTCTTATATTCTGAAAATACTTGAGAAAGTTAAAAATACTAATATAAGTCTAGTTTTTTGACCGTTAAAAATATGCAATATTGCATTTGATAATCGGTTTATATGTAACTATAGTGATAGCAAAAGTTCAATTATTCTTTTAGAGATGTAAAGTTAATAAATACCTATTGAGATTTTATATTAAAATTACTATCCTGAACCAAAATAGTACAAGTTTAACTATTTCCAATTATGTAATCATTTAGTTTTAACTGTATATGCCATAATTTAAGAATAAGAAAAGCCAATCATCTAAGTGGCTTTTCTTATTCTTAATAGACAAACTCAATCTAAATTCATCATTTTCTTTAGGGTGTTTTAAAAATGAACATAATTATGATTTTCTACTAAATGACCTTTTACTCCAATCTGCAGATAAATTATTTAATAAGAAAAGTGTATTTGGAACTGGTGATGGAAACCTCGCAGCTTGAAAATTTGTAAGAAGTGGAGATGCAATAGCGCCATCTATGGTACTACCAGCTTGAACTTGCACCATATCCCCTGCATTCAATTGTACAATCGTAGAAACTGTTACCGCATTTAAAAGCCCAGTATTTCCACCAAAAAAGCTATCATCTCCTGCTATTAAAGCACTGTTAACTGTTATAAATACTTCCGTCACATAATTTAGAGTATCATCAGTAGGACTAAAAATTATAGTAGTAATAATTAAATATACTCCATCTTGTTGCGGTATAAATGTTGATACACCATCATATTCACCATTTAAATCGAATTGTGTAGTTTCAAATGTTACTATAGACAGTGTATTAGCAGTAACGGACTGATCAGTAGATTTGAAAGCTCTGAATGCAGATTCAAATCCCGTTGGACCTGTTGGGCCTGTTATTCTATTGGACCTCCTGAAGGACCTGTTGGACCTGTTGGGCCTACCGGGCCCCCTGAAGGACCTGTTACTCCGGTTACTCCCGTTGGACCTGTTGGGCCTGTTATTCCAGTTACCCCCGTTGGACCTGTTGGACCTGTTATTCCAGTTACCCCCGTTGGACCTGTTATTCCAGTTACCCCCGTTGGGCCTGTTGGACCTGTTATTCCAGTTACCCCCGTTGGACCTGTTGCTCCACTTGCTCCCGTTGGTAGAGTAAATGAGGAAATCGGTGGCAATGTCGGTCCTATTAAACTCGAATCCAGTGAACTAGCAGATAGATTTTTAGAGTTTAATCCTTTCCATTTCTTTTTCCTCTCCATATATCTCACTCCAAATAAAAATCATTTCTCAATTAAGAAAATATTAATTGTACAAAATATGATATATACAAGATGTACTATTCCAAATAAAATATTTTAAATAAAAATATTTCCTTAAATATACAAAATTCTTTTATAAAATTAACTTTTGTAAAAAACAACCAATATATTAAATAATCAATTCTGTTCATATATGGTAAAATATACCCATCGCTGATATGTCCAACTATGTAATTTTCATAGCAGCAAAATTACAACCAGACTTATACAACATGATTCAAAACAAATGAAGGAGTGTTTTAAGTGAAAGGACATATTCGAAAAAGAGGAAATAAATACTGTATCGTTATTGATATCGGTCCTGATCCAGAGACAGGAAAAAGAAGACAGAAATGGTTTTCTGGATATAAGACAAAAAAAGAAGCACAGGCTGATGTGGCAAAGAAAATTACAGAGTTGAATGAAGGAACTTTTATAGAACCATCTAAAGTTACGTTAAAGGATTATCTAAATCATTGGCTAGAAATTAAAAGTATGAGCATAGAAAAGAGTACCTTTGCTGGCTATAAGGCGTTTATCAACCAACATGTTATACCTAGTATAGGAATGGTTGCACTCCATAAATTAAATGTTATACACATTCAAAAATGTTATAAGACTGCGATAGATAAAGGGATTGCAAACAATTCTATTCTGCTCATGCATAGAATTTTAAAGAGCGCTTTAAACCTAGCCGTAAAACAAAATATTATTTCTCGAAATCCCGCAGATTTTGCTGAGATACCTAAAAAAGAAAAAACCCCTATCCAGACTTGGACAGAGGAAGAAGTAAAAAAGTTTTTAGCTCATTCACAAGAATCACGATATCACATTGGGTATCTACTTGCAATAACTACAGGTATGCGTCTGGGAGAAGTTCTAGGTTTACGATGGCAGGACATTGATTTTGAAAAACATACCGTTACAATAAATCAAACATCTGGTCATGACAATAAAATCAAACAAACCGCAAAAACAAATTCATCAAAACGTACAATTCCTGTACCTAACGAAACAATAGCAGCCTTAAAAAAACATAAAATTTTAATCAATAAAGAGAAATTAAAGTTTGGTTCTGCTTATCTAGATCAAGATTTAATAAATTGTAATGAGTTTGGAAGAATCATAAAAAGAGCACATTTCAGAAAAAGTTTCATTAGGATGACACACAAAGTAGGTATAAAAGAAATTAAATTTCATGATTTAAGACATACACACGCAACTCTACTATTGAAACAAGGAGTTAATCCTAAAATCATCAGTGAGCGATTAGGTCATACAGATATTTCAATGACATTAAGTGTCTATTCTCATGTTTTACCGAATATGCAGGAAGAAGCTGTTAAAAACTTCGGTAAAAGTATCTTTGGATAACCTATGTTTGCAAAATGTTTGCATTTTATCAAAAAAAGTCAAACAAACGTTGTCATATCAAGGTTTGTTTGACCTAACATCTTATATTCTTGATAAAATCTCCGAATTCCTATTGAAATATTTAATAATGGAGCGTTCTCACCACCGCGGGTTATGCATTCGAATCGATATACATAGGAGAAAAAATCTTGTGTTTTTTCATCTTTTATCGGCCCAGACATCGCCTCACAAATATTTTGTGATCTAAGAGGGGAAAAATAGATTTCTTCTTCATTTGTATTTTCTAAATATATAGGACGCTCACAAAAAATATGTGAGATTAAAGCGGGCACCCACTTAGAATACGTTTCATTATCATGTAGTACTGGCAAATTAGAAATCAAATCGGATTGCCATTCATATTTTGGTGGTTCTACTAATCTATTTGGTTTCCAATCATGAATAATCTCATACCAACTTTGAAAAATATAATCGAGCTGCTCTTGTCTAATAGGTTCTTTCGATACAATCCATGGTGTATTTTCATTTAATACGTACGGGTTATGCTGAATAAACAATATATCCGAAAACATATCATACAATCTTTCATTCAAACGTTTCAACTTACTCGTTAATAAAAATGTCTTATAATGTATCTCTACGATGTCCAGCCATTCAATAGGAAAGTATATAAATGATACCTTTTCATTTAAAAGGGGTTCTACTATATTTTCAAATGTTAGCAGCCTTAATTTTTTCATAAAATGATTCCTTCCTTTCTTCAGTTGTCTTGATTATCAAAAAGCTAGAACAATAGTTACTTAATCTAATCCATTTAAACCAAGTATTTAAAAGAAACGTAAAAACTGTTTATCTACATAAACTATTATCAAACCGACTCTTTTAAAAATTCAAAGTAATTATCATGTATAACACCTCTATAATATTTGTATTTCAATACATTCGAATTATACATTACACCTAATGCATTGTACTTATCATTTACAATAACTTTACAAAAAAACCAAAAAAGAACACCTTAATTCGGTGCCCTTTTTACAAATATCAACCTTTATGTAATTGAACATATAGATAACAGTAATCCCCCAAATGAAATTGCTCCTAGTAAACCTACTACAACTCCTGTTAAACAAATACAATCAGCAAGACAAATAGAAGACTGCGATAATGGAACGAATGACCTACTTGTACCCGAACCATATTGTTTTATCTTCTCATAATTCATATCTAACATTAAATGTAGACATGTTACACCCTCCTCAATAGTATGTAGAGATTCTTTTTCTAATCGCTCCAATAATTTACTATCAAAAGCAACTGCTAGAGGGTACTGCTTATCCGATTTCATATTTTGATAAATTAGTTGCAAACGAGATAATATATTATTTTTCTTCTTTTCAGATGTTACTGTACATTTCATATTATTAAATTCATTTAATAACAGTGATAATTCATCTCTTTTTCCGTATAAATCTTTAGCTATTTTTCTCTTTAGTTTATACGAATGGAAAATAGATTTTAGTTCAACCATATTCATACACTTCCTAATTACATAGTATTTACCCTATTATTTTGTAGATAAACAGTACTTTTTAATCTTATTTAAAATACACTTAAGCAACTTATTTTACTATCGATTAACATTACATTAACCTTACACGGTTGTAATAAAATCATTAGCTAGAAGGAAGCAATGCCCAAACTAGACAGATATTTAATGATAAAACCATAAGAAAAAAACAATGATTAGATTTTAAATCTAGTCATTGCTTTATCCATCACATCTTGATTACATCTATATATCTTATTGTTACTTTTTCACTTGAATGATTGAATATATCCATTAATAATGGCTATATTCTTTGTCGGCACGTACATATAACTAATGTTTTTTAATTGCTAAAGTGAAACTTTAATCAGCTCTCACCAATCGGGCTTTTATGGGCAGTCCGCCACCTAACTTCTCTTTGCTCTCGCTGAATTTTTTTTGGGATGTTACTGCCCGCAACTAGCAAGATAGATGTTATCAATATTCATACGTTACAATAGTACCGGTAGTATCAGTAAAACCATCAAAACAGTTAGAGCAACCACCACAGCCGCCACAACCGCCACAGCCTCCGCAACCAAAACAACCGAAGCAACCAATACAACGGAAGCCACCACAACGGAAGCCACCACAACGACCTCCACCACAACCGCCACAACGACCACAACCGCCACAGCGACGAGCAGCATCTTCAATATAGTAATATGGATATTGGTTTTGCTGGTCCCAATAGACAATATTTCCAGACCGGTAATCATTAAGGCTTAACGCTTGTAGTTCTTGTTGAAACTGATTCATTTTCATAACCTCCGTTTATAAAATACAACCTCATCGATACTTCCCTATATTCCTGTTCGTTACATCTAAGTAGAAATAGCGCTATAAACTAAGTTCAATACGTACACCAACAAAGTATGACTTATCACTAGATGATGCACCTTGTTCATATACCTATTTTTACTATGGGCTCATTTTTATAAAGTGAAACTTTAATCAGTGGGGTTTTGTTCATCCCCTACCTAACTTCTTTGCTTCCGCTGAATTTTGAGGGGGGGCTTACTGCCCGGCAAATAGCGGGATAAATAAAAATTAAAAAATATGAATTCTAGCGTCATATCTTCATACTTACTAAGTTCAATTAATTTCTCAATAATTATGATGCCATATCCTATATATTTCCGTCTGCTGCTTAGATTTTTCTGTACTGTAAATGGCTTTCGCTATAACACCTCCAAGTGACCGGTTTCTATGACGGATAAGAAATTCCAACAAAAAAAGCCCTAATTAGGGCTTTTCATTCTATTTCTCCAGTAAAACTCTCTATGAAATTCCTAATAGAAAAAAGACACACTTAGATTGATGCGTCTTTTTGTGATGCCTCTTTTGTGAAATCATATAAAGCAATTGCGCCTAAAAGAACAAGTATCCCTTGAGGAACATCTAGCAAAATGGTTTTCCAAATTTCTGGAATTATCCATTTAATATCTGCTGCTGTTTCAAGATATGTTTGGAAATAGCTGATTGTAAAATTAATTATCCCTAAAAATACAAATAACGATAAACCAAATCGAATTAATTTCTTATTTGTAAACAT